TAAAAACTTCTCCAGGTGTTAGCATAGCTGGAATCCTATCTGTATATGGCGCACCCCCTGGAACTACACCACCATCTGCAAAACCAAATATAGATCTTACACCACTAAATAAACCAGCAAACCCACCTCCTTTACCGCCTCCTAAAAATCCTCCAATATTAGACAGTAAGCCACTACCTTTAGAAATTATAGTATCCATTAATTTTCCATGTTTACCAACTTCAGAATTCAATATTTTTTGTTGAGCAATTTTCTTATTACCTAAAGAAACAAATAATCTTTCAATTAATAATTCAGAAGATTTTTTAACTAATGTATCGGATATAGATAATAAAACATTTCTAAATGCATTTTTAGTTATCTCTAATAATGAATTACCTTGTCTTAATCCCTCTAGCCAAGATGAACTAATTGTATCTGCAATCATTTTAGATTCTATTCCTGCATCTTCTAAAACATCTCTGTAAGACCTTAAATTAGCTAATCTTTCTCTTTCCGCTACTGCAGCTTTAGCGGCAAGAACAATCCCACGTTTTTCACTAAACATAATTCTTTCATTGAGAGATGCTAATTCTTCTTGACGTTTCTTTTCAGCAGCCTCAAATTCATCAGCCATACCTCTTTGAGGGGAGGGTTGATTATATGTTCTTCTACGTTTTGCTTGTGAAGTGAAACTATTTTCTTTTGCTAAGTTTTCATATTTTTTAGCTAATCTATCAACGCCTCGTGCTTGTTCATTTATAGCATTAGTTATATTTCTTATCTTTTTTTGATTTTCTTCACTATTACCTACACCAATTGCTTCTACAAATTGATACCATGATTTAGTAGCTGTAAGAATTGCTGATTTTAATTTTTCTTTTATAGTTATTATTATTTTACCGAAATCCACATTAAGTGCTAAAAGTGCTGTACCTACAAGTGTGATAGCTTTTATGAAAAGGCCTAAAGGATTTGCGCGCATTACAAGATTTAAAATCCTTTGTTTAGCAGTTAATCCTACGGTCATAATCATAGCAGCTTTCATTCTTGCAGCGTATATAAATAATTGTGCAACAATACCTTGCAAAACTTTAGTAAATTTTAAAGCTATATATACTTTAGTAGCATCTACTAATATATCAAAATTATCTATTACTACTCTTATAGCTTTTTCTATATTTTTAAAAGCTACTGCTAATTTTTCACCAATATCTTTTGCTAATTTTTCAAAAAATTTTTGATTACCAGATAATTCTGTATTTAAATCTCTTATCTGTTGTTTTAAAGGTTGAAAAAATGATTTAGCTACAATACCCCTGAATTGAAAATACTTATCTTGTACCATTGATACTTGTCCAGTAAGCGTGTTAGCAAGTAATTTAGTTGCATTACCAAACTCACCACCTGGGCCAAACACTTCAAAAAATCTTTTTTTAGTTTCTTCAACTGATACTTTTACACCAGCTTCAAAACCTAACATTGCTCTAACACCACGCTCTCTGAATATATCAGCAGAAGCTATACCACCAGCAAATGATCTTTGTATTTGTGTTGCTGTTTGTTGAAAATCTAAACCTGTAGCTGCAGCAACGTTACCTGTAATTTCCATAATCTTAGATAAGTCTTTAGCATCTTCAGATATAACCGCAAGATTACCTGACCCCGCTGCAATTTCTTCTAGAGAAAAAGGAACTTTAGCTGCAAAAGCTGCTAAACTATCAAATGCTCTTCCACCTTCTTCTACAGAACCAAATAAAAGTTGAAATCTATTTTGTAGTTGTTCTACTTGACTACCCGCACTAAAAGTATCTGAAACAAATTTACCCAAACCTATAGTAGCTGCACCTATTCCCGCTGCAACACCTACCTTAAGTGCAGTACCCAATGTTGAAAATGCCCTTGAAGCATTAGCAGCACTAGCTTGTAATTTTTTTAATCTTGCATCTGCTACTCTAGCGTTTGTTCCTACGTTTTTTAATTGATTAGAGGCAGCCAGTATGGCTTTTTGTCCCAAGACATCTACATCAATTACAATTTTAGCGTTTGCCATTATGTATTTTTATTTCGTGTTAATATAATTTTTATATTTATATTCGGTTATTTATTAACGTATTCAACTTTTACGTTTTCAAAGTATTTACTAAAAGCAGATTCAATAAATTTCATGGGTGCTTGTTTAGAATTACCTTCATTAAGTAATTGTATATATGTAACACCATTGGTTACAAATATCTCACCTGGTTTATTTCTGGGAACTAATACTTGTATATTAGATGTAGGGCTATTTTCACCTTTAGAGTTATCAAAATATTGCTCCTTATATCCAATATACCAGCTATTTCTAGCTGCACCAGTATCTACAGGTGTCATTAGTTTGACATCTGCTAAAGCTTTTAATGATCTAGATCTTAATTCTTTTTCTGCAAATTTATCAACCCTATCATTCATAGCTACAGTTATACCAGTTAATCCAATAGTTTTTACACCAGCCATTATATTACCTTACCTTTATTGATACTTTTTAAGATAGGCGGTTTTACCCGCCATATCTATTATTTAATTTTTATATTTTTTAATTTTTTATCTTCAGGTATTATTTTTTCTAATAATATAGTTAACATTCCATCTTTTAATTCTGCCTCATTAACTTTTATATCATCAGAAATACTAAATTGTCTTTTAAAATACCTTTTTGATATACCTTTATGTAAAACTTCAGTATTATCTTTAGATTTATTTTCAGATTTAGATTCAATTGTAATAATTCCGTTTTCAACAAAAATATTAACATCTGATTTACTAAATCCTGCTAATGCTATTTCAATATTATACCCTTTATTTGTTTTAACAATATTATAAGGGGGATAATTAGAACTTAGCATTGGTTGATCAAATATTTTTTCAAAATGATCAAACATATCATCAAATCCTACCGATAATGGTCTCATTTGATTAAATATAGATAGTTTATTTGTCATTGTTTTTCTCCTTTTTAGCGAGTTGTTTTGTGGACACATTATTGTCATCCAAAAATGAAATATTATTTTTCTTAGCAATTGCCTTTAATTGAGACAACCCTTCTTGTAATTTTATTTCATTATCCTTATTACTATTTTCCATCATTTTTAATGAAGGAAATAAATCTTTAATACGTAAAGGTTTTGTTCCTTGATAAGTTGTTTGAGCTATAATAGCAGATCTATGATCATCTCTCCATCCATAAGGTCTTTTTTCAAAATATTTTATCCAACCAAAATATTCTTTTGAAGACATATTATAAATAGTGTCTAAAGTAACACCTAATTGATGGGCAATTTCATATTCTGCTAACTCTTCTTCCCCAACTCAGTACCACTATCGTCTTTAGCACCTAATCCATTATATAAAAGTATTTGATTAGATAACTCTGTTAATGCTTGTATTGGAAATTGCTCAAAATCTTTATCTTTCATGTCTTCAGCCCCAACTACAGTAGATTTAAAAATTGCACTTAAGGTAGATACACCAGATAAATCATCTTTACTAGCGTTTAAAAGTTTTTGTAAATCTTTAACACCCTTAACTGTCAGTTGTTTTATTTCCACTTCCTGTTCCATGAACGGAACTTTCTTCTTTATATCTATTATCTTTATGTGTTTCATTCTCTACCTCTTCTGGTTTTTTATATAAATGTTTATTATTTGATTCAAAGTCTTCCATTAATTTTCTAATTTTATGTAGAACATCTAAAGTTTCGAAAACTTCAGCTTTATTTTCTACATCTTTTAATCTTTCATATGTTTTTCTAATTGATGTATCAATTGATTTTTTTATATGTAATGAAGTTATTCTTAAAACATAATATTTATTGAACGGTTTATTATTATTATTATTCATTTTTTATCCTTATACTAATAATATGCTGGGGCTTTTACACCCCAACATAAAAATTTTATTAATCAGCAAAAGGGCCAACATAGTCACCTTGAGTACTCATCGTAATAGTTGCCTGATTAGAATCAGTCAAATTAGGAGAGACTTCAAATGAAGCAAATTGTCCTTTTACATAAAATGCAGCGTTATCACCTGTTTCAGCATTTTTAACATCAATTTGGTACACATATGTGTTTCCGTCTTGAACTAATGCTTGAATAGCACCATGATCACCTGGAACATAGTTTACTGTAAATTCCATAGTTGGAGCATCTGATTGTCCTTGAATTTGAGAACTTACAGATTGTCCATAGTTTGGAACGTTTACAATATTTGCAGGTTTACCAAATGATGGAAATTCCCTGATATTAGTAACTTCAGTTGCACCATCAAAATCACCTGTACTAGGAGTTATAAACGCCTGGTGTGTTGTGTCATCTGTTGGTAAAGTGTAGCTACTATCAGCTTTGAACTTAAGTGTAGTGAAAATACCAGCACCTATATTTGTTATTAGAGCCATTTTTTTTTCCTTATATATTTATTGGTTAAATTGAAATGAAATTGACGGTGTAATTCACATTATATAAACCTGAATCCTTTTCATCAATTCCAACGTTTGTTATAAAGCTATTAGTTGTTTGCAGATACCCTGAAATTTCTTTCCTATCTAATAATGCTTTTAAAATATCAGCTATTTCATATGCACGTTTCATTCCCTTACCCGAAGGTACAAAAATTTGACACACAATTTGACCATTAGCTTTTACTTCTTTTGCAAAAATAAGGTCTGATGAAAAAGGTAAAACATTTACCCTAACCCATTCATCAGCATTTATATCTCCTTGATAGTTAGCAGGAAATGCTTTTATGTTAT